GTTGTTTGTTGCTCCAAAAAAATGGGTTTTTCGGTGTTTTCGCCGTTGTGGGGTTTTGCGTTGAGGGCTTGGTTGCGTGTTTGTTGGCGTTGTGCTGTTTTGCGATTGACATAGATGGCTCCTCGTTTGGCGTTGCATGTGGGGCATGAGGGTACGAGGTTGCTGAGTGAGTCGTCTCCACCGGCATCGTGTTCGAGTAGGTGGTCTGCTTGGAATGTTTTGTCCCAGGGTTTGCCGCACCAGTGGCAGTCTGGGTGTCCTTCTAGGAGCGCTTGCCTGTTGGCTCGGTATTGTGCTGTGGTTTTTCTGTTGCCTGCCATGTGTGTGTGTCCTTGTCGGGTGGTGTTGGGCTTATGTTACTAGCGCCCCTCGCTTCGCATCGGGTTGCTCTCGGGCGTGTGAGCGAGTTGTGTGGTTTGTGCCAGCCCCCACTTTCAGTATGTAACTGTGGCAGGTGGTTTGTGTAGGACGGTCAGCCATTCGCATTTATGTCGTTTGGACGCTGCACAGTGGCTTCTCCTAACAGCCCTTCAGGTCAAGTCATCTCAGGTGGTTAGGCGCACTGCTCTACCCTCGTTCCCGAGTGTTACGCCAACACAGTGCAATTCCGTATGTGGCCGTGAGCGTATTTAGTTGTTTAGTCTTTGCGCAGTTTCAGTATTGCTGCAATGCCGAGGCAGAATAGCAGGCCATACCAGAAGTTGAGCATCACTGTGGCCCTAAGCGCTCTGCGATGGCTTGCAGGTTCTGTGGTCGCCATAGATGGTATTCCCCACCGGCGCTCACTATTGCCTCGCCCCAATCGAGCTGATGCTCTGAAAGTCTGCCCAGGTCTGTTTTGAGTTCTGCAAAGATGAGGCCTCGAGTTTTGTGTACGAGAACTAGATCGGGAAAGCCACGGCCATCAGAACGCCATACACCAGGGCGCACCATTTTAGGTGACGCGTGAAAGATTAGCCAGCCTTGCATTTTGGCTATGCGTATCACCTGGTCTTGAAAGATTGCTTCTGACGCTTCAGTCATGGGTGGCACGGCGCAGTTGGCTTTCTAGGGTTCGGTTTTTTTGCATCAGTCTTTTGCATTCCTCAGACAGAATGCTGAGCTGCGTAAGCATGTTGCCTACACAGTCACATTCAGGGTCTGAGTTCAGGGTCACTGTGCAATCTGGGTAGTGCCATTGTCCGTTTAGGCCGTAGGGCATCATTTCTTGCTTGCCTGACCTAGTAGTAGCCCTGTCATAAACACGCTGAACACCATGATTACAAGGCCTAGAAACTCAGTCATTATCGACCTTCCAAAGCGCTGCAAGTTGAATTGTCAGCTCGTCAATGCGTGTTTGCATTAGCCCCACTTTTATTGACTCTTTATAGAGCATTGCCTGTAAAGAGTCAACCTTGTCTAGTAGTTCGTTGCGTTCAATAATCACATCGGTTAGGTGATCGCGCAAGGTTCCGTTGTCAGTCATTATTTTCCCAAACGTGTTGTATTTCTTGACCATCAGATTGAGCCATTGCTAACGCCATTGCAAGGTTGTTGCAGTTTTCCGTGCATGGGTAAATGTGGCAAGTTTTGGTTTTTTTGTTGGTGTTGAAAAGACAGCCACAAGACAAGACACGAATGCCGGGGTTTATCTTGTCCATCAGAACGGCTCCTCCTCGGGCAGTGGGATTTCCTCGGGCTCATTATTCTTTAGCGCCTCAATGGCCTTGCTGATTTTGAACTTGTCCCACGATGCCAGGTCTAATGGTGGAAGTTTGCCAGCCTCTTTGAGCAGTTTCTTATAGAGCCACACTTGCTTATCGCTTGGTGCGTTGGCTGGGCGTTCCGTGGTGACACCATCAGAGCTGGTGGTCGTAATGCGCTGCACCTTGCTCATTTCCTCACGGCTAGGTTTCTTAGTCCAATCGCTAGGCCCAAGCCCATGCGCTGCTATTGAGATGGCTCGGCCTGTGGCGCTTGTACACGCATTCTCTACCCTGCTCGTGGCGTTCACGCCGCGATCAGTGAGATGCTCCTCAGCAAAGTCCACAGCTGATGGTTGAGCATCGTTTATGTCTCGCCACACTGTTGCTTTGACCAATACTCGTTTGCCATCATCGTGCACTATTTCGCAGTGAATAGCGCCATTGGGGTATGCCTCATAAAAGCGCTGTATGCGACTAGCTACAGGTTCGTAAGACTCAAGATCAAAGGCCACCGGCATACACCCTTTCCAAACGAGCAATCTCTGTGCTCAAAGCATGAGCCTGGGCTTGCAAAACATCAATGATTTCAAGCAGTTCGCACTGTCTGCAATCCATCTTGGGAAACCAGGTGCTGAGGCCGTGGTTGCATTTGTCGTGGTGCTGCATCTGTTTCAGGTTTAGCGATGGGTGCATTATTGCAAATGCTTCCTCAATGTCCATGTCGGGTGTTCCTCTTCTAACGCTTACAGCGTCTTATTTTTATAACAGATGGGTGGTTTGATTTGCATAGGTCATCGTTCAGGCCGTTGCAGTTATTCTTTATAGCACCCCAGCCATAAAGCCCTACAGGCCAGCGATAGCGCCCACCCTCGGTATGGCCTTTGTAAGCAATCCGATCTACAGCTCGAGCCTGCTGAGCAAATGTGAGCAGGTGGGCTCGGCTGGCTGGTGTGTGGTTCCAGTTATCCCAGGTGCCACGGTAAATGCCAAAAGCAGAAACATACGAGCGTGTTCGATGCTGCGTATTGTTCCCTGTTTCACATTGAGCCAGTTTCACATACCAGGCTTTAGGCATGGGGTGGTTCCATTCCTCTTGCGCGTGGGCTGGTGTCGCCATTAGAGCTGTCGAGAGTATTGCTATAACCATTATTTTTTTCAATCCTCAAAAACCTCGGTAGGCAATCCCCACGCACCCCAAGTTTCATACCTGGTAGCCACTTGGGCCTGCACGATCAGATTTGTTTCAGGGTCTATAAACACCTGTACTAGTAATTTCCTGTTTGCCGATACTAACGGTATGTAGGTATAGACCTTTGGCTTTTGGCTCACCGGTGGTTCCACCAAGCCAAAAGTATGCAGGTCACGCCTACGCCCATGCCAAAGCCAAAAAGGCTAGACCACCAGAAAACAGCATCGGTGCTCATGACAGTGCCATCTTGCCCAAATGGGTAATTTCGCAAACCATCATGGCTGAGCCTGCTGTTGAGATGCGTGTTTCGCCTGTGTCTCGTATGTAGCCAAGTGCCCTTAGTTCACTGCAGCGCTTCCAATAGCAACAGCGTGGCTTCAGAGCCAGTCCAGAGGCCATACCAGCCTGTTCATCGGTCATTGCGTTGTATTGGTAGTAAGACAGCAAAAGCATCGCCTGAGAGGCTCTGCGTGGCGCTACGGCCTTGCCACCTTTTTTGCTCGTAATTGGGTCGCAATCACGGAATAACGGTAAATCATCAAAAAGCATGTCGGTGCTCCCTCTTGTAGTTGGTTTTGTCACCATAGCAAAAACAAATTGCTATTGGTGGATACCTACGGTTTGGCTGGTTTTGGCAAGGCTCGCCACGCTGCCTCTAGGGCTTTAGCGTCTTTTGCCATGTCCATTTCAAGCTCGAAATGCAACCACGCACCACCTGTACCGGCGCTTTCCTCAGCGTTGGCATAGACCTTTACGCCTTTTACGCCTTCGCCCCTGGAACAGCGATAGCCACGGCCAAACTCGCCGTATTTGTAATCATGCAGCTCGACTAAACCGATTGCCTCGGAATGTTCGATTAGCCAATCCCATAGCTCTTTAGCGTCTGCACGCCCTGCGCGTGTAGGTGGATACCCCACATCACCAGCAACTCCGAGGCTGTGCACACTCAAGGTTTTTTTGCCTCGCATGTTGCGCACTACCCATGTGCCCAGATTGGTAAATGATGGGTAGCGCCGTTTGCACAGATCCATAAACTTCTCAGTGCCTGGCAGTTTGCCTTTGCCTGGTTCGGTCACTGGATAGTAAGGGTATTTGCGTGTCATGGTGCTGGTGGGTCTTTCGGTTTGTCTTTGAGGCCGTTGCCTGCGAGTACACCGATGAGGCCACCGGCGAGGGTCATAAGCATTGGTGAGAGCACTGCCCATGCTTCGGCATCGTTGGGTGCTTGGTCGAGTGGTTGGGTGACAAACAGCAAGCCGTAAATCAGTGAGGCAATGGCCATCACGAATGAGAGCGTGAGTCCAGCTGCAACGAACAGAATGATGCGTGCTTTGATTTCTTCGTTTGTCATTCTTTCTTTACGCACAGCGTCCTCCTCCTATTTGTGTTTGTGTTCCGATGGTTTCGGGTGCTTTGTTTTTGATGCGTTCGCAGTTGACTCTTGTACGGTCTGCACAGGCTGTGAGGGTGATGGCGAGCAGGCTAATCAGGGCTAGGCGTTTCATCGGTTGCCTCTGGTCGTGTGAGTGGTGCTGGTGGGTCTTGTTCGTGTTCCCAAATGATAAGGGTGTCATCAAACATGGCCCAACCATTGGTAAAACCTGCGTCTAACAGCAGTTGAACTAGTGGTGGCGTAATCACAAGGAAACCTCAAACGCAAAAAATCTAGACATTGTTCCAGCACCAGCAGCGTTCATGTAAGCAGTACCTGCGCCTTGATTGCGATTCATTTGTACTTTGTAAGTAGTTGCACTTGTAGTTGCTGGCGCATCAAAAAGATACAAAGTGCTGTTTGTGGCAATGCCACTGCTTGTTCCATAACAATTATCTAAGTCAGAACCAACAACCGTTGAAGCCCCCCTTAAAAGTCGGATACCTAATCCAGTAGTCGCTGCGCTTGTAAATCCATTTATCATGTAAACACAAAGAATTTTATTTGTTGTCGCTTGTGGTGTAATTGTTAGAGACAAACCACAATCTTGAAAAGTTGTAGAGGTAGAAGTCACTAATGATGTTGTAGGAGTGCTTTCTACAATTTGCAAAATACGAAACGCCCCTCTCAGGTCATTTTGCTGTGCAGCAGTGAGCACAGCCCCAGTCACAAAACTTGCTGGAAGGTTAGTAGGTGTAGCCATGTTTAGTATGCCAATCTGTTTGAGTCGAGTTTACCAAAGGTCGAATTATCAAGTATCAAGTAGGAGTTTAGGTCAGCACCAGACACAAAAAATGTGTACACAGCGCCAGCAGGAGTAGCCGACACCCTCACACCCTCAACCAAACACTGATAAGTAGTGCCACGAAAAGTAACGGCCACCTGAGTACCAGCACAAGTTGTCAGGTCAGTATTCCAGCCCACAAAATCAAGATAGTTTTGCGCCTGTGCCTCGGCTGAACAAGTAAAAGAACTAATAGCAAAACGAGCTGTGCCGTAGTTAGCGAGCAGATAATTAGCAAAGTCTGTGGCTTGGCTGGTGCTTGCGTTTAGCGTGTTTGTTTGATACGCCCGATACGGCGTGGTAGCGCCAGCCTGGGTAACAGTGGCTGCGCTAAAACCTTCTGGTGTCACGGTCACCTGTGTGTAGTAGTTGTCAGCAAGGCTGTCAAAACTAATCTGGTTGTATTTTTGTATGTTGCCAACATTGCTTACATCGCTAAAGCTCGGTGGGTTGAGAGCCTTAGTAGCAAAAGGGCTAACAATGATGGCGTTATTGCCTAACTCCCATAAACGCGCATTTAGCGTTTGACATACTCGAGCCACCCAATCGCCCCAAGTGCCACTAACAGTGGTTGCACCCAAGTTGCCATTGAATACTGGTGTCGGATCAACAGTGGACAAAGGCTGCACCTGCAAAGTCAAACCTGTTTGTGCATTTGATGAGGCCACCTGAGTGTTGATGTTGCCTGCAGCCATTGCATAGTTGTTGCCTTGCATACGGCCAAAACGAGCAAACGAGCCCTCAGCTTGAACAGTTAGATAGTCAGCCTCACCTACACCACCTGAGTATGGGATACCGTACTGAGCCGATACATCAGATATAAAACCTGTCCAAATAAGTTTCGTAATTATTGAGGGTGTGATGTTTCTAATCCTCAGCTGTGTACCTGAAACCAAATCCGTGATGGGTGAGGCGTAGCCAGTGGGATAGCGCATTTCAACAGTGGCTGTGCCTGTTTTGATTTGGTCTAACTGTGAGACACGGCCAGCATTGAAATTGATGTTTTGCACATTGGTTAGTGCTGTCCAGGTAGAGCCATTGGTCGAGTACGACACCTCATAAATCTGCAGAGCCATAATTAGTAGATGTTGCTCACACGGATAGGTACAGAACCGTTTTGCCTCATGTAGGTACGCAAAGCATTTACGACGCTTTGAGGGTCGCCACCGTTCACATTGATAGTCACACTGTTGCCACCCATCTGGCCCATACGATCTAATGGGATTACAGCCTCGGGGCCTTTTTCACCAATCATGGCTAGGGTCGCGCTAGTAACAATGCCACCCTCAGCGAGCATTGGAATGTTAGGCACATCGAAGCCCTTGCCACCAAGGCCAGGCACCCAGCTCGGAACCTTGAACGACAACTTACCGATCGTGCTATTCCACAGTGACGCGATGCCGTTGAAAATGCCTTTATAGAAACCAAGCAAAGTTGAAAAGTAGCTTTTGATTACGCTAATGCTAGAAGTGACCACAGTATTGATGACACTAAAAATACTGTCCACAATGTTGCGAAAGCCCTCAAACTTTTTGTAGGCCAGCACAAGGCCAGCCACCAAAGCAGCAATAGCAATAACCATAAGTGCAATGGGGTTTGCAGACATGACAAGGTTGAAAGCAGCCTGAGCAACTGTCGCTGCAATGGTGTATGCAGCCTGCAATTTTAGGTAGGCGTTGTAGGCAAGAATGATGCCAGCAAGCGTGCCGATAACACCAGCCACTGCCAAAAATGCTGTGGTGTTCTCACTAGCAAAATTGCCTAGCGCAGCCAATACCGGCAGTACAGCCTGAATTGCTGGCATAAGTGCAGCGCCTATTGACTCTTTGGTTTCCTGCAAGCTGATGCTTAGGCGTTTGAATTGCCCCTGGGCAGTGTTTGCAGCTGTCGTTGCTGCACCACCTGTGGCTGTGCCAATGGCATACATGACATCTTCAAATGATGCACCGTCCTCAATCATCTGTCGATACTCGGGTGCCAACTTGGCTAGAGCCTTGAGATTTCCACCGTAAGCCCGTTCCAAAGTTTTGGTTACTGAGGCCAATGGCACGCCTTTTTGGGCAGCGAGATCCATAGCAGCCGTTGCTAGTTTTTGTGCTTCACTGACTGAGCCTGTAGCCCTCACGAGTCCAGCCAAAGCAGGGCGTAGCTCATCATCAGTAATGCCGAGCAATTTGCCTTGTGCGCTAATCCAGCCTTCCACGCTGGCAATCTGTTTAGAGTTAGCACCTGTTGTGGCTGTGAGCTGACGCGCCAGTTCTTGCTGTGCTGCATCGTCCTCGATGGCTGCTTTGGTTGCGTCACCCAGGGCAACTGCTAAAGCGCCTACTGCTGCAGCTGCAGGTAGCGCTGCCTTCTTGAGGGCGAAATTTGCCTTGGCTCCCACGGTGCTGAGGCTCTGAAATTCCTTCACTGCACGGTCAATTCCCTTCGAATTGAACTCGCTTACGATTGGTATGTAAACAGCCATTAGCCGAGTGTCCTGTTCACCTGATTGAGCACTTGCTCAATGGCCTGCAAAATGTCTTTAGTGGCTTGGCCATAGATGTATTCACGCTGTCGCCACATGCCACGCTGGGCAGGGCCGTAAGCCGTGGTGAGGTAACTCGAAAATTGGCCTGTGTCGCCACGCAAACCTGCCATATCAAAAATGGCACCACCGGCATCTTTTTGAATAAGCGTTACCAGTGGGAATGAGCCACGCTGGCTACGCCCACCTACCTGAATGGTCACACCCTTACGCACTTTCTTAGGGTCATACGAGAGGCGACCTGTGCCCTTCTTAGATGGCCCCATACCTGACAATGGAGGCACGCCAGGGTATGTCTCAGCTACGCGCGACACCATCTCTGCACCACTGGCCTTGATCTGGTTTACAGCCTTGAACTTGGTTTTACTGTCAATCTTTTGCAGTTCAGCCAGCGCTGCCTTCAGGCCGTAAATCTCGGTGCTTGCTGTAACGCTCATTTGGCCTTTTTCCTCTGCTCATTGATAATACTAATGCAGGTGTTCAGGTCGGGTACATCAAACTCTATTTGTGGTGGCCACCAGCCACACTCGACTAGCAGTGTTGCTAGAGAATGTCGGTAGGTGCCACCTCGGTAGGGTTTGCATCTGGTTGCTCAATCACCTCAAGATTGACAAGCTGCTTGATGAAGTCGTCAAGCATAAGAGGCACAGTCACTGCACCTTGCTGTTTGCTTGCCTCGTGAGCCATGTATGCCAAGTCCTCAATACCGAGGCCACCATCTTGTATTTGGCTGATTTTGCGCTTGTATTTGCGCTCCCACATGACGATTGTGTAGAGGTTCGTGGTAACTGTGTAGTCACCCGAGCCGATGTTTACGAGCATGGTTAGTTGCATGTCGGGTCTGCTTTCTGTTTAGAGATTAGGGCGATGTAATGTCGCGGGCAAAAGTGCCCCCTGTCCAGGTCGCTTCGATCATACTGAGCTCTCCATAGGAGCCTGTAATCGGTGTAAACGAACTGAGCATGGCCGACGAAATCGTATACTCGGGATTGCTGGCAGACTCTGTCGCGCCAGCAGGCGAGATAACAAGTGTTGAAGTTCCTGAACCAACTGCAGCAAACAATGTGGCTTCAACAGATGAAGCGCCGTATGCAGCGTAAAGCGTGAGGGTCACCTCAACGGCCTGCAAGCCTTTTACGAAGACATGGCCTGCATCGCCAAAGCTGGTGGACTCAAGCGAGTCATAGCCCACAGTGAGTGTGGCAGATGAGCAGAGCGTTGTTAGATCAACAACGGAGCCACCTGTAGCAGGGTTGAGGGTCACTGTTGGGTTTGTGAGATAGGTGGTAGTGCTGGTGGCCATTTTCAGTCCTTTGGTGTTAGGTGTTGTCGGCCACCAGTGATGCTTTTATTATGTCAGATTTTACTAGGGCAGGTGAGCATTATAGGTATGCAGCCTGC